ATTATTACTCTTATTTTTTTCAAATACTGAGAAACATAATGGAAGTATTCCTAATCCAGTCAATATTAAAGCATTAGTATCAATGCCATTCTTTTCTATATAAAGACTTGCAGCTAAAACTATCACACCACTAATAGTTCTCTTACTACTCCACTTTCCTTTTGTATCTGTAAACAATTCTTTTACTGCTTTCAGTAATTCTGTTATTGGTGTTATGCCTCCTTTCATAAGCATAGACCCTATCCATTTCTGAAGCACTATTTCTTCTTTGGGTAGTTAGGGATAAGAGCATCAATAACTGTGTCCAACCAGCCAAATATTCTGTTATCCTTATCTGAAGGAGTTAGGTTTGTAACAACCTTTATTGCTGCCATTAGTCCTACTAATAGCTCTAACCAATTTTCTGTAATAAAATTCATAATATATATTTAAGTTAATTTATTAATTAATATAACCAAATCGCTGGATTTGATTTCCCTTCATCTATGTCTGTATGGATAAAAGTATCTGATATTCCAAATCTCTTAAACCCTACATATCCTAAAGCATCAATAATGATAGCTCTTTTTTTACTGTTTGTACATTTAATGTCTACTGCTAATCCCTTTATATGAGATGATGTTGGACTCTTAATTGATTCAGGATGATTCTTACATCTATATCCACTTGTAATAACAAATGGAGTCTTTGCGAAATCCCTAGCCTCATCTAGCATCTCAAGTAAGTGTCTACTTATAACAGTTTCACCACATCCACACTTACAAGTAAACTCACTTTCTTTAAAGTAATTTAAAGACATACTAAACTGTAACCATCACAAACTCAACATCTATATCTTCACTTGCAGAACTTGACTGACCTGATATTGCTGTAATGTCTGCAAAAGTTACTGCTGCATCAACAGTATATGCATCAATACTTGCATCCATAAATAACTGAGTACTTGCTGGAGCAAGTTCAAACATTATGTAGTCTACTGCATTGTACAGTCTAAGATATAAACTATTAACAGTGTCTAAGTTAGTTACTCTAAAGTATTTGAAATTTGCCTTAACTACTGCTCCTGCAGCATCACTAGCTCCTAGATTTATAACGCTTGTCCAATCAGTCCCTGAAGCACCCTTAGAAGCAATACTCATAACTCTTTGGGAAACTTGTCCATTCTCGGTAAATGTCTTATTCATTGTATTACCATAGCTTACTCCATTAAGAGTATAAGATTCTGATATTGTTACAGTTAAGTCTGATGGTACTATTGTTGTTGCCATAATTTATTTTATTATTTTATTAATTTTTCAGTTTCTTCATCAGGAAATGGATTAATTCCATTCTCTAGTAATACAGCTACCCATTCAGCTTCTACTGTATAGTAGTCTACAATATCATAAGGACTCTCCATACACTGAGTAGTCTCTATACTTCCGTATGCCTTAATCTCTGTGTCTTCAGTTTCTACTGAAATCATCTCGTTATAAAATTCAGAATCTTTATTTGTATTTAAAGTCTGAGTTATAATATTTCCCCAACAGATAAACCAAGTTTCTACAGATGGATAACATATCTTTGTTTCTTTTAATTCTTTCATATTTATTTATTTATTAAACTGTTCCTCCATCTGTTACTGTCCAACCAAATCCTGTTGGTGTTGATGCCACTAACTTAGCTCTTGCTACTCCTCCTGAACTTAGGTCTGAAGGGTATTTACTATTACCAAAGTTAGGTGTTAATCCTTCTGCTGCTACTTGTTTTACAGATATATTATCAAATTTACCTGATGAAGCTTGTCCATTTGTTTTTCTATAAATAGTTAATGTTGTGCCTACCGCAGTGTGATATTTGGTATAATGTCCATCTGCATCAATATTTGTTATTAATGAAACGCCACTACTATCTTGTGATGACATTTTAAATCCTTCTCCTTCAATATCATAAGCATCAAACTCTACTTTATAAGTTTTACCTACTACAAAAACAGGACTTAATGCTACTCCTTGAGTTAGATTTAAAGCTGTACTTCCATCTCCAGTCATAACAACCTTTCCATTATCCCAAACAATTGTATTTGTTGAATCAGTATTTCCTAAAATCCATCCACTTAAATTAGTTGCAAAATCCCCATTAGTTATTTCTTCAACACCAGTCTGACCTTCCCACCCTACCAGTAAAGCATTGTAGTTAGCTGTTGAAAGAGTTGATGCAGTCATAATATTACTCATATCTGTAACGCTCCTAATATTCCAAGAAGAAATATCTTGGTCAAATGGACTATTCCTAAATACTGATATAGCATTTGTAACAGAACTTGTATTCCAATTATTTAAAGGATGATTGAAAGAACTCTCATTAAACGTACTTTGTAAATTTGTTACATTACTCACATCCCAAGAACCTATATTTTGATTAAATGAAGATGCTTGATAGAACATACTCCCCATATTAATTACATTACCCACATTCCAAGAGGTTATATCTCCATTAAAAACAGTAGATTCTCTAAACATACGCTTCATATTAGTAACATTACTCGTATCCCAAGAGTTTAAGTCTTGATTGAAGGCTATGCAATCCATCAACATACTATCCATATTATTAGCACTACTTGTATTCCAATTATTTAAAGGTTGATTGAATAATGTGCAGCCTTCAAATACAAAATGCATACTGTTTACAGAACTTGTATCCCATAAATCTAAAGGTTGGTTAAATGATGAGCAATGATAAAAAAAAGTTAATATACTAATTACGGAGCTGACATCCCAATTATTTACATAACCATTAAAAAGGGTACACTCCCTAAATGTTCCCTGAAGACTACTTGCAGTTATAGTAGGAGCATCTATTGCAGTCCAAGTCATATTTGAACAACCATAGAAAGATTGAGAATGAGTTATATAAAGTCCTCCACAATTACTAACATTAGTGATTTTAAGTTTATCCCCTTCATTCTTAAACTGCCATCCTTTTACTTCTTGACCAATCTTTATAGTATACACACCACTTGTTGAATATGTATGTAAAGTTTCTGCTTGATTATATGCAGTTATATTATCTATAGCTGAACCATCTCCCCAATCTACATACATATCAATAGTACCTGAATCTATTAATGGTAGTTGAAATTGAGTTGAAGTAGTAGAGCCTGATATTGATGTATCAACTGAGAATGTAAATGCATTATCACCAACTACTCCTCCTCCATCTGTTATAGTCCATCCAAATCCATCAGGAGCTGCTGCTGTTAAAGAATCTCTAGCAGTTTCAGCCGCACTTCCAAGAGTGTATTTACTGTTTCCAAAGTTAGGTGTTAATCCTATAAGTGGTATTTGTTTTATCGTAACATTACTAATACTTCCATCAAAACCAGATTGACCATTTATTAATAACATACTAGCATTATTATTACCACCATCACCACCACTTGCAGTTATATTTCTTGAAACAACTTCATTAGAAGTACTGTTGCCAAAACTTTCTGTTCCTTGACCTCTGTATACAGTAATACTTCCTTGAGTTCTATTTGAAATAGTAAATGATAGATTATAACTTTTACCCGCCTCAAATATATAATATTGTCTTAATCCTGCATTACCAGCTTCAGATGTTTTACTTGCTTTTCCTCCCGATATAGTCCAAGAAGTGTTACCGTCTACTGAGTTCTGCCAAACACCACTACCATAAGCAGGTGTATAATCATTAGGGAATGTTCCTTCAATAACCTCCTCTACCCCAGTCTGACCTTCCCAACCTAAAAGTAAAGCATCATAGTTAGCTGTTGATAGTGTTACGTTCTGCATAATAGAACTTATATTAGTAGCACCTCTAATATTCCAAGAGCTTATATTTTGGTCAAAAGAAGTGTCACTAAGCATATGACTAAATGAAAGAACACTACTAACATCCCAATTACCTATAGCTCCATTAAAATTTGTGCAACCACGGAATACGTGTCCTAAAAAATTAAAACTTATAGTAGGAGCATCTATTGCAGTCCAAGTCATATTTGAACAATTATAGAAAGTGTAATTTTCAGTGAAATTAAACTCACCCACATTACTCACATTAGTAATTTTATCTTTATCTCCTGCACCATTAAACTTCCAACCTCTTACTTCATTAGATATTTTAATATTGTAAATTCCTGATGCAGAGTAAGTGTGTAATGTTTCAGCTTGGTTGTAAGTGGTAATAGTGTCTGTAGTTCCATCACCCCAATCTACATCCATAGATATAGCTCCACTCCCAACGAAAGGTAACTGAAATTGAGTAGAAGTCGTAGAACCTGCAGTAGCAGTATTAACTGTAAATTCAAAATTCTTATTACGAATTATACCATTACTAATAGTATTTAAAGACTGACCTAATCTAAGTACCTTCATTGGAATGTTTTTTTAAAAGTTATCTTACTATTTATTATGAAGCAGTATCACCATCAGTTTCTCTGTAGCCAATCCCAACACCAGAAGTAAGTTGTATAGCTGTAAATCTCATAAATAATGTTGTTCCAGCAGGAAGGTTTAACCCTACCAATGCAGCTTCATTAGTCATATTAGCAGCAGTAATAGATGCTATAACTGAATCTACTGGGAACTGAATACAATACCAATCCTTGCCTGTTTGTGCTGCTGTAGTGAAAACTTCATTACCTCCACCTTTCCCAAGCATTTCAAGTAGTAGTGTATTATCTGTATCAAATGTACTCATTTTTTTATTTTTTAAATTATTATATTGTAAATATTTTTACCATTGCTGCTATTGTTACTCCGTAGATAACCCACATTGCCTTAACTAAAATCTTTCTCATTGTTGTGTTTCTATTTACTCTAGCTGTAACACCTGTATCTGGATTTAATAACTTCTCAGTTAGCATATCTAATTTTTCACCTATATTATCTATCTTACTATTCATTGTTGTGATGTCCTTATTCATTGAAATCAATTCTTCTTTAGTTGTCATTAGAATGTATTTGTTTGTATAGTTAAGTTCATAAAAAGTTTAGCTCCAGAACCTCCAACTTCTTTTATCATTGGAAATATAATATCCCCTACTGATAATGATGCTGTAGTTATTAATGTTTCATTTATCCTAACTAACTTATCATTACTATTAAGACCAGTTACTTCAATTTCATCAATCACAATAGGAACAACTGAAGTTGTAACCCCTTCTACTGGTGTTATCTTACATAAAGCTATAACTACTACTGTATTTCTATTGCTAGTCATCCATCCACTAATAGAGGTAACTGTAGAAATTGCAGGAATCACAAACGCCTGACCAATTCTAAAGAAATTTGTTGGACTTAAACTTCCTGATGATACTATATTACTACCATAATCCACATCCATTTGGAATGGTGATTTGTTATCAGCTATATCCTCACCATAAGAATAGTTAGTTAAAGCTGAATCAATATAGCCCTGCACATTGTAATTAGTAACCCCCATAAGAGATTTATTAACCCAAACTAAGTCGCCATCAGTTTGAGTAGCAGAAGAACCTGAACTTTTACTCAGTACAGTATCATTAGTAGCATTTTCAAACCCTAGAGGATTATGCCTATTTATATCAGTTAAATTCTTATGTTCGTTTGCAGCCATTTATATATTTATTTTAACATTCTGGACAGAAGTCCCTCCAACTATTATAATTCCTTGTAGACCTTGAGTATATGCTATCGTACATTATTATTCCGTGATTCTTGTATGTAGTTGTATTACAAGGCTTGTTAGCAGTGTATGTAGGATAGTCAGCACTATTATCTTTATCATTTAAAAAGCTTAGCATATCCTGTAAGTATATCTCAGACTTTCTGTATGTTTCTTGCTTATAAACATTTAACTCAGAAGGGTCAATTATAGTAGCAAATTCATCAATATTATGCACAATACCCATACTACTACTATTACTTTGCACCTCGCTAATAACTTCAAATCTAGCAAACCAACATAGAGTTCTAACCAAGAAATCATCCATTAGAGTTTGATTAGCTTGTGTAAGACCTCCTGTTGCTGGATAATCACCAACATTATTCTGTGTCTTTAACTCCTCGTAAAACTTCTTTCCAATAGCAGTCTTTAAATGTGCTAACTCAGAAAGCAATATAGTGTTAGTAGAAATTAAAGCAGGGTCAGTATTAGCATTAGTAAAACTATTGCTTATAACTTCTGCTGCTGTTGCTAGTGTTTTGTATTGATTTACGTTTGCCATAGTTAGTTGTCTGTATTATTCTTCTCAGTTACTGTCAAGTCCCCTGTAGTATCATCTCCAACACCATCACCATCATCATCTCTAGTTACAATAATCTGCTCTCTATCTGTTAAGAACATATCACCTTCTTCAAGCATTGGTAAGTCCTCATCTAATAATCTTCTTTGCTCGTTAATAGTAAGTATTTTAGATGGTTCAATCTGAGTAGCAAAACTAATTGGTGGCTCATAGTGAATCATTAAATCTTCAGGTAAAAACCCTAACTCTCTGTACATTACATTCTTAATTCCATCTAACAGTAAATCAGAAGTATCTTTAATTACAGTAGTCATTGCTAAATCATAAGCAATTCTAATCTCACTACCTGTATTATTCATCTTACCACTAGAAACTAATCCACTTAGTGATGGTTGCCATCTATGAGCAGTTACAATGTTTTGGTCAGTTATTCTCTGTAAGTCTATCCAACTGCCTTCTTGGTCATCTTTTATAATAGAAACATTAGCAGGAGAAGTATCTCCATTCTTAACGATAAACATAATCTTACCATTATTACCCTCTCCAACAAACTTCTTTTGTGCTTCAGTTACTAATTTCTTTGCTTCTTCTTCTCCCATATCTCCACTAATCTCAACAATAGCAGATGGCTGAAAACCATTTTTAAATTTTGTGTGATTCCACTTTCCAATCTCATAATCAACAGCTATATGCTCTAATGCAGCAACATAGTCTGGTAATCCGTAAAATGAGAATGTAGGCTCGTAATCTTTAAATTGAAGTATAAATCTATTACCTCTAACTTCAGGGTAGATAGGAATTATATTCAAATCATCTTTCATTGTATTATACTTAGCCCAATCAGGGTGTACATACGCTTCTTTCTTATTCTTAGACATTCTAACAGTAGTTGCATCTATATGATATAGATTCATTCCACCATCATATAAAACCCCCTCTAAGTAAGCATTTCCAAATGTATAATAATCTGATGCTAATTTCTTGAA